CTGTTGTAAATCCATACCAAGGATTTACAATTCTAATTCCAGTAATTGCTCCCATTGCACCTACAGTAGTAACTTGTATAACACCATTATCTCCAGGTGTAAGCCCTGGTCCAGAGCCTTGATAAAGATTAAACTGATCTCCTACATTATAAAGCGTACCACCATCAGAAATGGTAATAGCTGTAATCGCACCTGTTCCATCTACAGTAGCAATGCTAAAAACCGCACCTGTTCCAACCGGATACTGGCTTGTATTTGTAGCAACCAAATCGAGCGTAAGAGAAGCTGTCTCAAGAATTGGTTGCGCATCGAAAAGTGTAAGCGCAAGTGTATCCGTATTTACAAGTGTGAGATTCGAGGGATTCCATTCTGTCATGTAAAAAACATAAGCAACTCCAGAAGCAGGTTGTGTAATTGGAGTTGCTGTGTAACCCAAAGCATAGTTTACTTGTCCGATTGTGGAGTTATAGAAAGTTCCTGCATCAAGAAGTATGACTCCGACAACACCATTCCAGAGAGTAGGAATCGCTTCAAGTTGTAGAGACACAGCTACGAGTTTATTATCTATTACTAAGAAACCATCTGATGCAGTAAAGCATCTTGGATCAATATAAGCCGGCGGCGCAGACGTATCCACGCCGCCGAAAGGAGCTTCTTTTCCACCGTAGGTAATTTCAAGACCTACATTACCATTCGATAGTTCTGTTGTTTTGATGGCTCCCATTGCTTACTCCTACTTAGTTGCCAAGAACAAGTCAACTTCTCCAGTGAAGGTACCACTAAACGTAAGCGGTCCAGAGAGCCAACCCATTTCGTAGAATGTTACTTGCGTATCTACTCCAGACGAGGTGAAGGTATAAGCTCTACCCGCTTCATCTGTAATGATGAACGTTTGTCCGGCAGCCGTCATACCAGTCCACGAACCGCCTTTGACTTTCACATTCGCCGCGCCGAAAGGAGTAGTTCCGCCAGTTGTGATCTTCCAGATACGTCCTGAGAAATCATTCGCCATCTCGGTACTCCTTTCTTAGTTGAAGTTGTAGTGACAATGGAACACGACACCGTAGAAGATAGCAGAGCCGCCGGCTGGAGTAGTCAGGTTAAGATTTAACAAAATCTCCGCATCTGCTGACGTAATCATCGCAGGAGTTGTAACCGGCACGTTTGTTACATAAGGTTGCGCTTGTACTGCGGTTGGAAGACCATTAGCTCCAAGAGCAATCAAGTTTGTAACCGCCGGTGCGGTATTATTTACAAACACTGTCTTCGTCAATCCAACAGTGGCAGTTGTAAGAGGCGCACCAGTGACAGTATAGATGACATCCATGCTATCAATCTGCATACCCTTCGGAACCGGTCCACGTTGCATATTTCCAAGCGTTGCCAAGTTAGCAGCAAGAATCGGCGGAATCCCTGGCAGTAGAGCCAGTGGACCGCTGGTATTTGCTACAGTCGTAGGCCCAGCAACTCCTGCGGCTGTACCAAACTGCTCCTGGTCATACGAAGACGCATACACACCAGTACGTAGCCAAGGCTCGACATTCGAGAACAACGTAGCAGCAAGTGAAGCTGCTAGTGTCTGATTAGCAAGTCCAGCACCCTGCGTCGCGTTCACAACATGTACTGACGTGTCAATAAAATCATCGAAACCTAGAAAAAACTGAAGGTCTGGATAGGACGTGTTTCCTTCAAACCTTCCTTCAGAAATACTCATAACATCTCCTTTTCCAGCGCCTTCGCGCTCTTAAACTAGGAAATCCTCTACTTCTTCGGCAAAGTCTGGATTACGAAGTTTTTCTACCGGAACGAGCTCTTCTTTTCCATCAGTGAGTACCTGCGCTATTCTAATATCACGCTCACCAAGAAGACCAAGAGAACTGTTAGAATCTTGACACTCTGGTCCAAGAAGAAGTCCTCGTTCCCACTTCATTACTGCAATTTTGACTTTCTTATCACACCGATCACAGTAATGCCATGGTCCTGTAAGATGTGTGTGACGTAATCCGGTCTGTGCGAAGAAGCTCATTTGAATCCTCAGAGTAGACAGGGGGCGGGAGCAGGATCGCGCCCCCCAACTACTATCACAGCGATGAATTGCTGTAATCCTACGGCCCTTGAGTTCCCCACACACCCTGCCACCGCGGGCACCAAGCAGCAACGCGCATACGAGTCTTCTGCTTGATAGCATCAGTGTCGAAGTCATCGTCAAAGTCCGTTGTAGGAGCTTCACGATTGACCACTTGCAGCGCATGATCTGCTTTTTCTGCAACCAAGAACCAAGCAGACGGCGAGTTAAGCCAAGGAACTTCAAGATTCTTGTAATCTTCGGGCAACAGAGAATTGATCGTATTATCCCCTGTGTAAGGTTTACCCGGAGAACCAAGAATCTCTCGAACCAAGAACCGAAGTTCAGGAGGAGTAATCAGATGCTGCCACTTGAGCCGAATTGGAAATCCCATGTTATCTACCATGCGGGAAGCATGATTGGTAGCAAGTTGAAGACCGGCTACCGAAAAATCCACATCTACAGAAGGCCGGTTAGGATAAGTTCCCGGCGCAGAAATAACACCGGCCAATCCTGGACCAATCGCTGTAGCCTGTGCGCCACCGAGCAGAGCATGAGCGTTGTAAAAGAGAGGATTACCATCGAATGTAGTAACCGAGGACGTGAATCCTTGATTAAACACATTCCACGCAATCATCTCCTTGGTAAACGCCGCAGACCGCGCCAGCAACGTCGGACCCTTTTTCCCGACAAGGCCATACTTATCATCGTCATACAGTTCCTTGGAAGTCCTGATACCAAGGGAGTACGTCAGAGGCTCGACTCTCTTAGAAGCACCTTGCTTCATTTCCGTATAAGAAGTCGAGGCATTCTCAGGCTTCTCAAGCAGAACCGAGATGCCTGCCATCTCAAGCTCTTGCTCGTACTCAGAGTCAGAATCTACCTCGTGAAACACCTTGGGATAGTCTGACGCTTTCAACTGACTGTCAAGGCAATCGAAGTAAATCTTCTTAAGCCCCGGCTGCATCAGTTGTGCGAATTTTGCTCTTACTTGAGGCATAGAAATCTCCTTCGATTAAGCTACTTGAATCGCTGCGGTTAGGAAGACAAAGTTGACAAGAGAGTTGAGTCCCGGTCCCATCGGAAGACCAACGACCTGCACGACAGCAGAACCGCCAGTCTTGCCACCGTCAACATACCAGTAGCCATTGGCATCCTTGGTCATACCAAGAATAGCACCAACAGTAGCCTGTGTGGTAGTCCAGTTAGCGGTCACAGTGCCAGTGGAGTTGTCATACAGAGCCTGGAAGATGTTATCCTGATTCGGCTCCATATACAAAGTACGTCCGTCAGTAACCGGCGTACCAAGTGCGATATTCACACCCAGAGGCTGATTGACCACACTACCCCAGGTTTGAATTGCGATGTTTCCTGTAATGCCACCAAACGGTGCCACAGGAGCACCAAGACCTGCGCTGCCAAGGTTAGCACCAAAGGATTCCGAAACTCCTAGAATCCCAGCCGCCACTGTCGTACCATCCCAAGCTTGTACGAATCCTGCGCCGTTCAACTGCACAGGAGTTCCTGACAAGAAAGTTTGTCCCGCTGCTTCGGGCTGAGAGCTGGTATACGGCGTAGTACCCGCCTTCTCCAGCACTTGTAGAATCGGCAGATGGGTAGTAAGATTTGCCGCTGCCATACACTCTCCTCATTTGCTGTTAGGACGATGCCTGCTACACCGTAGGGTTGAAGTTAAACCACTGGATCGTAAAATGAACCCACTTCTGGATGCATGGGAACTTCCTGAAGATCGAAAGTACCTGAGACTCTAGCTGCGGGCGGTCTACGATTATTTCCAAGTTGACGCTGTGAGAGCTCTAGTCCTGCACGACGTTTGCCGTATAGGATACGCTTATGAACACGTAAAGCAACAACATCCACATAGCAGTAGTGCTTGTCCGAATCGAACACCAGGGGAAGCTTGAAACTAGGATGTACGTGTTCTGCTATCAGAAACTCGTACCCTTCCGCCATGAGCTGTCCGATCCTTCTCTGATCCTTCGAGGCCCATACAACCT